GGCAAGAAGAAGAAGTGATGTTCCTGCTGCTTGATACCAGCACCGGCAACGTCGTTGGTCGGTACGACAGCCTCGAGGAGGCCCGGGCGAGACGGAGGGATCTCGACGATCCAGATCTTCGGGTGATTTGGTGGGAGACCACCGGTGATGGGTACGGCGAGCGAGTGCTCCACGTCGACAGTCTCGACTGGCGGGAGCGGATCGAAGCGTTCTTCGCGGTCCTGCGGCGCCGTGTCTGACCACCCGCACAGCTGGACTCACGAGCAGCAGACTGGGCACACCTTCTGCGCGGCATGTGGCGTCCACAGCCCGCCCGACCCGAATTGTCCCGACAAGCCGTCGGCGCTGTGGACCCTGCTCGAGGACCCGGAGTATCGGAAGGTGCTCGTCGACATCGTCGATCGGGGCCTCAGCCGAGAGGCCCGGCGGCATTTCGGACGTGAGTGAGCACCGGGCCGCGATTACGCCAGAGATCGAGAACGCCTACCAGAACTGGGCGGCGGCCGTTCTGGACCTCCAGTTCACGATCACGCTTCCTGATCGGATCGGCACCTGGCGTCAGCCCCTACCACGGGTGCGCGGGCAGGTGGTGACGCGGGTGACGGTCAGTCGCGGCGATCAGACGATCGACATCCCGTTCACCTTCAATGGCCAGACGGTCAATATCGTCGATCCTGTTTTCGCCAACGACGTCGTGACCTTCCACTGGTCCGAGATCTCCTAGTGCCTGGCGGCGATGGCTTTTCCTCGGGCCAAGGACTACCCTCCGCCCGACTAGCTCAGTAGTCAATGGAGGTGTTGTCATGCCCCTGATCGAAGGATTGCGCCAGCCGATCCCGCGCCGGAAGCTCGCCAAGGGCGAAGCGCTCCCGGACTTCGCGAAGGCATCCGACCCGGCCAACGCCAACGCCGACATGTGGGAGGGCGTCCCGGACCCGCGGAACCCGGCCCGGATTGTGCTCAAGAACATCAACCGAGCAGGCGTCGGTGATGGCCACGCCACCATGACCACCGGGCGCGAGCTGCCGAAGGGCTCCACGTCGCACGTCACGACGGGCTTCCTGTATCTCCTGCCCGCCGACCTCAAGCAGACCGGCCGGAACCTGATCCTCCAGTTGCAGATGAAGGGCTCGCCGATCGTGGCGATCTCCACGCTCAATGGCAACTGGACCGTCGTGGATCGGATCAACGGGACGATGAGCCGGAAGACCCTGGGGCCAATCGCCTGGGGCAAGTGGACGTACTTCGACGTCGCGGTGAAGCTCGCCGACTCCGGGGGCTTTGTCAAGGTCTGGTGGGCCGTGGACCGCCTGCCCGAACTAGCGCTGGCCCCGGTCCTCTCGAAGTCCGGCGACACCTGGCAGGGCGAAACCGGGCACCATACGATCGGCCAGTATTCCGGGCATTCCGATCCCGACGGGGAGTACACGGGCTACGTCGACGTGTTCGGCCGGGGCACGACGGCGCAGGAGGCCAGAGCGAAGGCCGGACCCATCGCCCCGGCCTCGACCCCTGAACCAACGCCTGACCCTGACCCTGACCCTGACCCTGAACCTGAGCCTGAGCCTGAGCCTGAGCCAACTGGCCCGACCCAGGCCGAGGCCCGCGCCGCGCTCGAGGTCCTGCGCCGCTATGTCGGTTGAGAAGATTGCTCGCGCCAACGCTTGACAAACGTCTGACAAACTCGGACAATGCTCACAGCGGTCGTGACCGGCGCCGTGATTTGCCGGACCGAAGGGGCGTCACGGCCCCGGGATGCGACGCCGGTACGCAACCGGCATAACCCAGCCAGGGTTCCACGGAGGTCAACATGATCCAGACCACTCCCGCGATCGGAACGACCATGGCGGTCGAGCAGATCGATCCGACGAAAGCATCGGCGTATCTCGAGACATCCGGCGAAAACCGCCGGACGAGGACCGGCAAGATCGATCAGTACGCCCGCGACATGACTGCGGGCAACTGGCACAGCTCAGTGCTCCGGTTCGACAGGGACGGCAAGCTCGTTGACGGCCAGCACCGACTCTGGGCGGTCGTCGTGTCGGGCTCCTCACAGGTGTTCTACGTCGAGCGCGGCGTCAGCCCTGAAGCGATCAGGACGATCGACTCTGGCCTGGTCCGGACTGGCGGCGACGTCCTCTCCATCATGGGCGAGGCCAACGCCACAACCCTCGCCTCAGCAATCCGCTACGCGCGCTGGTTCGAGAAGAACCCAGGATTCGCTCCATCGAGCCAAACCCGTGACCCGTTCAGCCCCGACGAACTGGTTGCCTACCTCAGAGACAATCCCGGCATCCGTGACAGCGTCCGGATCTCCAAGCGGATGTTTGGTGTCGTCCCCTACTCGAGCAGCCTTGCTGGCGGACTCCACTTCCTCGAAGCCAAGCGCGATCTGGCGAAGGCCAACGAGTTCTGGAGCCAGATGCTATCCGGCGCGGAGATGCGCGAGGGCACTGGGCCATACATGCTCCGTAAGGCGGTCATAGCCGATCGGCTCAAGATCCGCGAAGAGCGGATGAATATCAACGTCATTGCGGCCCTCTCGATCAAGGCCTGGAACGCCTGGGAGCGCGGGCGTGAGATCCGCATCCTGCGCTGGGCCCGTGGCCCCCAGTTCAACGAGGCCTTCCCAACGATCGGGGTGATCAACGAGTAAGGAACCGCCCGCCACGACTGACGAGCCGGGACTGCGAGCGGCCGGAACCGACGTGCTCAATGAATGGGACGACCTGATGGAGCGGGTCGTCGGTCGTGGCACGGCAGGCATTCGGCCTGCAGAGACGGTCGATCTCGCCGATGCGATGAAGCGCCTTCGATCGGCCCTCGCCGCCACCCCTGCCGCCAGCGACGGGTTCTACGAGGACGGCCAGCGGATCATGCCGGACGATGGCGTGGGGCTCACCCCTGCCGCCAGCGACCAGCGGCACTTCAAGCAATCGGTGAACGGTTGCGTTCTCTGTGACCGGCGGTGGAGCGACCACAGCGCGACGGAGACGCAGGACGGGGAGCGCGGACCCGCCGTGTCACACGAACCTGTCAGCGAGGACGGTTTCGGCGTGCCGTGGGACGAAAGGGGCTGGCTCGACTCAGAAACGGGACTGCGAGCCGACGAGTGGATGGTCGATGAAGCCTTCCGACTTGTGGAGGCGGACGCCACGCTCGGAAGCGGCGACGTTCACCGAGGGATGGACCGGCGCGGTGTCTATCTCCGTTGGAACCGCGATGGGGCCGAGCCGGTGTATCTCGCCGAGGTCATCCGCGCCCTCGCCGCCATCCCTGCCGCCACGGAGCCGGTCAATGGATGACAGCCAGCCCACAACCCTCGCTGAGGCGGAGCGGATGATCGAGCGTCTCCGCGAGCAGAATCACGCCCATGCCGCGAAGCGCGACCAACAGATGCGGCTCCTTCAGCGTCGGGTCGACCGGACCAGCTCAGACTTCGAGTGGGCCCGGAGGATGGCCGCCAACGAGAGCTGGTGGAAGGGCTCGAGCTACGCCAACAAGATGGTCATCACCGACGCCGTGAAGAAGGCCCGCAAGATCGATGTAGATCGGCTCGTCGCCGCGATCGATCATCACTTCGACTTCTGCCTCCAATCCCATCGCGACGAGGCTGGCATGACAGAGCTGGCCGAAGCCATCGTCGCCGAGTACGAGAAGCTCGTTGACGATCTTCCTGTCGAATGACCCACTCTGCTACAAGCTGCGTTGGCTGCGCTACCACTGGCGCTGTCTCGTGGCTGGGATCTTCGCCCGGGACTGGGAGGGTGTCGTGATCGACTACATCGTCCACATGGTCCGCTATGGCCAGGCCGAACGATGAAGATTCCGATCACCGACGCGGCCCGTCACGCCTACGAGGAGTGGATCAACCAAACCCGAACATTCCGATTCGTGGTCACCAACAACTCGCAGGTCTGGCCGGTGGACGCCCTGCCCGACGAGGCGCTTCAGGCGGGAACGGGCCTCCGCGCCTGGATCACTCGTCCACACGGGCGGCCCACGCCGGTCCGGGTCTGGCTTGAGCCCAACACGCCACACAGTGGCTTCGGCGGGACCCATATCCGGGTCTGGCTTGAGCCCAACACGCCACACAGTGGCTTCGGCGGGACCCATATCTGGAACGCGGTCATTCTTGGGGACTATCCCCGGCCCGGCGACCTCGTCACGCTCCGCTGGTGAAGACCCCTTGGCGAGTCCATCTCTGGCGCCTGGTAGTGACCATCTTCCATCGCTGGCCGATCCATCCTGGCTGGCGTCACCCGCTCCGGTTCTACGAGTTCGGCTGCATTCTGTGCCGCTACCAGTTTCGCCAGATGGCGGAGTACCTCAACGCCAACCCGTTCCCTGACAGGAGCGAGATCGTCGTGTCTGAGCCCACCTACGACGCCGAGGGCAAGCTCGTTCGTCGGGGCGTGCGGATGTCGGCCACAGTCAAACGTCAGCTCGATAAGATCATGGCCGACCCAGCCGGAGCCGAGGCCGTGACCAAGGCGATCGACCAGATCGCGAGGGACAAGGAGGATGGATGAGCCCACGACGAACCGCAGTCGCAGCCCCAGCCCAGGAGCCCGACCTCGACGCGATCCTGGAGGCCGTCGCCCAGCTTCCGTTGTCGGACCTGGCTCGCCTCAACGCGCAGCTCGAAGAGCTGCTGCTTTCCCGCCGCCTCAAGCTCCAGCGCTCGGGGAAGAAGCGGTCTTGATCCTGCTAACCCGCGACGAAGTGTGGGAGATCGGCCGGGGCCAGATCCGCACGGTCGATGTCCAGCCCCACCAGGACCTCGACATCACAACCTTCGGTCAGTCCTGGCAGACCTTCCTGCGCAGCAACCTCGTGACCATCCGCTTCGAGCTGGAGGTCGATCGTGAGCGCCCATAGGGTCGATGTAGCCCAGGTCGAAGGCGCCTACACCGAGTGGGTGCGCGGACGCAACCTCGACGAAATGCCGCCCCCGCTCTTCCCCCCGCTCGACATCCCGTTCTGGTCTGGGTCGGTCACCACGGCGAGCAACGTCACGATCGGCAGTACCGTCACCGGCGACGCCAACTTCATCGCCGCCGCCTTTTTTCAGACCTGGAACGGCACCAGTGTCTGAGCACCGGGCTGACACCTCGCAGGTCGTGGACGCCTACGCGAAGTGGGCCCGCGAGCGCCGGGTAGAAGACGGCGGCCGACTGCTCAGGGATGACATCGCGATGTCGCTCGTGGCCATCCTCGCGCGGATGAACGCGCAGCTCGGCGGCCTCGGCGTCAACGTGGAGCGAAGGAACCGCTAGACAACGCTTGACAATGGTGATACGTTGTCTGACAACACGACATGACGGAACCCCTGGGCGGTTCGGTGATCGTGGTGAACGGAGGGCCTATGGCCACGACCTACCGTCAGGGAGACGTCCTGCTCATTGAGCAGCCCCTCCCGCGGTCCTGGCTCCCGGTGCGACTGAGCAAGGTCGCACGTGATGCCGGGCGACTTGTCCTCGCGTATGGCGAGGTGACTGGTCACGCACACGTGATCGACGCCCCTGAGTCCGAGGCAACGTTGCTGTCCGACAAGGACAATCAGCGCTTCCTCAACCTGGTGCGTGACGTGGACCTCGTTCACGAGGAGCACGACACCATCAAGGTTCCCAAGGGCACCTACCGCGTGGTCCAGCAGGAGCAGTTCGTTCCTGACCCGGCCACCCGCAACATCGGGCGCTCGCTCCTGGTGGGCGACTGATCCCGTGAGCATGGGCCTCCGAGTCTCACGACTCGTAATCGTCATCGGCTACGTCGTCGTGGGACTCGGAGTCGCGTTCTACTTCGTTGGGCCGTACGCCTTCATCCCAGCCCCGGGACTGATCTTCTTTTCGGTGCCGGTCTGGGAGTGGGTCAACGGCACTCGCACACGCGCGCGCGTGGCCGAGGAGGTTATGACGCAGGGTCGAGACGCCTTGACGTCAGACCAGATGGAGTTCATGTTCCGCGACCGCAAGCCTACCGTCATCGACAACGACAAGGCCTGGGGCAAGTTCGTCGAGGGTCGCGACACGATCTTCGGCGGGAACATCGCCGCCGTTCAGGTGACCAACGCCACACCCGAGCCAGACGGCACCTACAAGCAGGTCTGGCTGCGCGTGCCCTCTCGAGGCGACCGGATGGGCGCCCGGATGTGTACGCACGCTGCCTGCGGCAAGGACATCAGCTGGCCCCCGCGCACCGCGCGCGAGGCTGTGGCCTGGACCTTCCGGCTGTGCGTCGATCACTACGAGCCCGCGAAGGCATCGTGAAGTGCGGGCCGTGTTCGTCGGCGGCTGCGTCATCCTCTCGGCGCTACCGTTGTTCGCGTTGTTCAGCGGGGCGTTCGACATCCCGCCGTTCCTTCCGCTCACCCTCCCCCAGGCGATCACCTTCATGGCCTGTGTCGGCGCGACGATCCTGGGCCTCCTAGCAACTGTCCGCAGCCTTGCTTGACAACGGCGCCTTTGTCAGACAAGATGTCAGACAAGGAGGACCCTTGCTTGACATGAAACGGGTCACTACACGCGAATTCCTACGCAACATCAACGCAATGACAGAACCCGTCGAGGTCTACAGCCGCCAGGCCCTGAAGGGCACCTGGTTGCCCAACACCACCTGGACGACAGATATGTCAGTCGCTCGCGAGACGGTCTCGGCCCTCTTGGCGGGATTCCGTGAAATCCCCAGCTCCGACCCGGCGATCGTCGGGGCAGACGCAGCCCCGGACGTGTCTGGAGGTACGTCCGGGGCCTCGCGTCCCATCAGGAAGGCGAAATGAAGACGATCATCGTGTTTGGCGAGAAGACGTTCAAGATCAGTGTGCCGGATGAGTCGCGCGTCTCTTTTGGGCCCTGGAGCCCACCGACCGGCGAAGGTCGTTACCAGGCGAGCGAGCGCGCTCTGTCCGGCACCCTTCGTGTGTATGAGGGTCGGTCGAAGGAGTCAAGCATCCTCGCCGTTTTCTCGGGCGTGAGTGGCTTCCGCGACACGTCGCTAGACTTTTCCGAGGAGGTCGCCCGCGAAGAGGGCGCCATCATCTGGAAGTCAGACAGCAAGGGCTACGAGCGCGAAGAGAAGGTGAAGCGCGTGGCCGAGTGGACCGACGGCCTGCTCCCGACCGGGGAGGAGGCCGAATGAAGGGCGACTTCTGGGAGATCAAGTACCGCGTCCCGACAGGGATAGCGATCGAGAAGATCCAGGCCGAGAAGGATGGTTCGACGGTCGACGCCACCTTCCCTGGCCGCAACGAGACTTGGCTCATGGTTGAGGTTCTCAATAAGGCTGGCCAGACGATCCGGACGGCGCGCTTCGCCCAGTCAGAGGTGATCGCGATCGTCGAGGGCCATGAGACCCTGAAGCGTACGAAGCGATCGAAGTGATTCCTCGTCCGGGCCCGGAGGCCGGTCTTCGCGGCCTGATCCACACGTTGGTCAACCCGCGGAACACCGAGCAAGACCGCTGGCTGCTGCGGCTCGCGCTCCTTCAGGAAGCGGGTGTTGAGCCGACGCCGGAGGCACTGGCGTTCCTCGGCAACACCACCATCGACAAGGCTCGTGGCGCCATGGCCGTGCTTCAGGCCGAAAATCTGGCGGAGTTTGAGGAAGCGTGAGCGGACGATGAGCATGGTGACGGGAAGCCGTCTGTGACCATCTGGTTCCGCAACTTTGGGTGCATGCTGCTGGTGATGGCCACAGTCGCGCTCATTGTGTCAGTCATCGCTCTGGTTCTGGTCGCGATCATCGCGGACGCCATCACGTGAGCCGCCAGTCCGACGCCGGTAACGGTCCACCCTGTTCTGATGAGCCCGAGCACGGCCATCTCATCGTGCTAGCGTCTGGCCGGGGGTACTGTCCGCACAGCGGGCACCGCGAAGAGCACCACCCCCTCTTCGAGCCAGGCGAGGGCGGAATATGGCAACGGTGGTTGAGACCGACTACGGACCAATCGACATCGAAACGCGGGAGGCGACGAGCAGCATGAGTGACGGGGTCGCGATCTTCAACCCAGCGATCAAGGCGACGCATATCACCTCGGGCCACCCAGTGATTGTGCTCGCGGTCGAGGGCGCATCGGTGCTGACCGTTGACGTTGACGGCAAGCTGCACTGGATTGTCACTGACAAGGTCCAGCTCGACTGGCGCTACGACTTCAAGAAAGAGAAATGGATCGATGGCGCAGGCGTGGCGCTCGAGGACGAACCAGGGTGAACGTTGCATTGATTGGCACAGTCGTTGCATTTGAAGGGCTAGTAGCGATACCCCGGGTCCGCTAGACTCGCGCCACAACTGAATAGGGCACGCTCGGGAAATCACTGTCATCTATTGATGCGGGCTACGACTCCGAGCAGCCCCGAACGGACGGGGCGACAGTTTTGCAGGCTGTCGCCTCGTCTGTTTTTTTGTTTGAAGAGAGCGCCTGGGCCGCTCGGACACTCAGCAGGGCCTGTAGTGCCGGGTCGCGGTTCCAACGCAACTCGACTCCCTCGGGCCCGGCGTCGTTCTGAAGCGTGGAACGCCCAGGCGCCCAGGGCCACCATACGTCACCGGAGGGGCGGGCGTGGAGCATTTCGTACGGGTCAGTGGCTGGTTCGATGCGTCGCACCAGGTTCCGACCCGAGAACGGTGCCAGCGACAGCATGGTCACCGCTGGACAGTTCAGGTCGAGCGGCTCTCAGGCCGTGATCTCGACCCCACCGAAGTGGAGGAACTCGCGACAGCACTGCGGGTCGTGCTCGATGAATGGCACGACCGGGATCTCAACGAGATGATCCACGAGTTCAACGAGACGACCCCTGAGCGCCTGGCGCCATGGATCATGGAGCGCCTCCTGGGGGCAACCCAGCTTGTGACCGAGGTCGAGATCAGCGACGGCATCGCCACCGCCAGAGCACGCCGTGATGTCGCGAACTCGCTGATTCGATGAACGAACTCGAATTCCGGACAGTCTTCGTCCACGAACTGCACCCGAACGCCTGGAACCCGAATCGGATGTCGCAGGAGGATTACGACAAGGCGCTGGTCTCGATCGAGCGCTTCGGGTTCATTGATCCGATCACCGTCCGCCTGGTCAACGAAGAGGCCACGCCATTCGAGATCATCGACGGCGAGAACCGCTGGCGCGCCGCGAAGGATAAGGATCTCAAGACCGTTCCCGTGATCATCGTTGAGGTTGATGATGATGACGCCAAGGCGCTCACGATCGTCCTCAATGAACTCCGTGGGCAGCCAGATCAAGGCCGTCTGGCGGCACTGGTTGCGGACCTTGCTTCGCGTCGGCCCATGGCCGAGCTGGAGCGCGTTCTCCCGTTCCGGCGCTCCCAGCTGGCGCAGATGGTCGCAGCGCGTCGCGAGGAGATTGACTGGGACAGGCTCCAGACCCCGCCGCAGCCCGTGGCTCAGGGAGACAAGGAGCCCTGGGTCGAACGGGTCTTCCGGCTACCCGTCAGTGCCGCTGCCGTGGTCGACGACGCCCTTGCCCGTGCCCGTGCCAGTGCCGGTGGAGACACCCAGGCGTGGCAGGCATTGGAGCTGATCGCCGCCGACTTCCTCGGGGGTGACTGATGCCAGCCCCGCGGGTCTACGACTTCATCCCGATCAAGGAGAAGTACATCCAAGGCGACCAGACCCTGAGCGATCTGGCCCGTGAGTTCGGTATCAAGAGCGCCTCGACGCTGACCCGCAGGGCTCGAGCTGAGGGCTGGGAGGTCCGACGCAACGAGTTCCGGCGCCAGGTTGACGACAAGAGCCTCGAGGTGGTCGCTGATCGGCGAGCGAAGAAGATCGCCGACATCCACATGGACGCCCTCGAGGTCATCCATGCAGGCATCCTGAAGGTCGCGGAAGACATGCAGGCGCGCGAGCCAGTCATGGATGGGGGCATGGTTCTGCGTGACGCTCGGGGCGAGATCGTCTACCGCCCGACGGTCCGCTACAACCCGCGAGACCTGGCGATCCTGATCGAGAAGGTCCTGGTCCTGACCGGCCAGCCGTCGGACATCAACGAGAACCGCAACCTGGGCATCAATCTGTCCGCCGCCACCGACGGAGACGCGCTTCGTGAGCTTCTCAATGCCATTCGACCCAGAGCAGCTCTCGCCGGACCAGGCGCAGGCGCTCCAGGACCAGATACTTCGCTTTCTCGCTCCGACTGACGTCTACGCCTACGGCGAGTACGTCTTCGGCTACCCGGCCGAGTATCACCATCGCCGGATGATCGAGTTCATCAACGATCACGTCCACCGGCGCCGCAACTGCGTGATCCTGATGCCTCGAGGCAGCGCCAAGACGACCTGGGGCAACACGATCTGGTTGAGTCACTACATCTCGACCCACCCCGACGCGCGGATCGGGCTCGTGTCCAACACGGCCAAACAGTCGAACGACTTCTCCCGGGCTATCCGCCACGTCCTCGAGCAGAACGCTCAACAGCACGAGCTGTTCGGCAACCTGAAATCCTCCGCGAAGTGGACTGACGTCGAGTGGATCAGGGCAGACAGCCGCTGGATGGGCTCGAAGGACGTGACCCTGTACTCCGGTGGCGCCGGGTCAGCGATCATTTCCAAGCGCTTCGATCTGATTGTGTGTGATGACATCCTCGACGAAGAGAACACCGCTACCCCCGAGGCACGCGAGAAGGTCAACACCTGGTTCTGGAAAACCCTCCGGCCATGCCTTGTGCCGGGCGGAGTGATCGTCGTGTTCGGCACCCGTTGGGCCGAGGACGACCTGTACCAGCAGCTCACCGACGAGCCCGAGAAGGGCGGTCGCGGCTGGGACTCGCTGACGGTGAAGGCGATTGAACAGGATGAAGATGGTCGCGAGTTTTCCTACTGGCCGTCGTATTGGCCCCTGGATAAGCTCCAGGAAGAGCGATCCGCGATGGGCACGGCGCTCTTCTCGTGCGCGTACCAGAACGACATCAGTGGCCTCATGGCCGGGAACATCTTCGCGAAGCGCAACTTCGACTACTTCCGGGTGCTCCCGGCTGATGCCTCGTACACGATCCGGATGGGCGTGGACCTCGCCAGTTCCGAGCGAGAGTCCGCCGACTACACCGCACGGGTCATCACTGCGGAGAACAACGACACGGGCGACCTGTACGTGCTGTCCGTCTATCGCGATCGTCGTGAGGCAGGTCACGCGGAGTTCATCTTCGACGGGTGGCTGGCTTATCCAGGAATGGCGCTTGTGATCTGCGAGAACCAGATGTTCCAGTCGACGCTCGTTCAGACCGTGATGCGGGACTACCCCCGCATCCCGATCGAGGGGCGCAAGTCCGACGCCGACAAGGTGACACGGGCCCGGGCCGTCGCCGCGAAGTACGAGGCCCACAAGGTCCACCACCATGCCTCACTCGAAGACACGGACTTCGAGCGCGAGCTGCTGAGCTTCCCGAAGGGGCACGATGACTTCGTTGATGCGCTCGGCTTCTCCTTCGACCTCGCCGGTCAAGGGTTCTTCTTCGGTTCTGTTCGGAGGCACTGATGCCCCTCTTCTGGCCTGACTCCGAGAAGACCGACGACACCGACCCGAACACCTTGAAGTTCCGCGACGGCGAGCGCTCGGTCGCGCCCTACATCAGCACCCTCATGGGCGCACTCGACACCGAGCGGCTGACCTACGAGGAGGCGATGGACATCGTTAACCGCGGTCTGACTGACGACTACGTCGCCAAGCACCATGACCGGCTGGTCGCGAATCACCTGCGTGACTGGGGTACTTGATGGGGCTCTGGCAGAACATCACCAACGCCTTCCGCACCCGCCCGGTCCCCGACCCGGGAACCGCCGCCACCGTTACCTCCAACACGCTCGGCGACCGGGGCCGAGTCGGGAAGGAGCACGCCCCACGGTATCGAGCATGGGCTGAGCGATCGGAGTGGATCAGGGCTGCGATCAACGTCCGCAAGAGCCAGATCAGCCAGTCAGACTGGGAGGTTGTGAAGTTCGACCCGGATGGCCCTGAGCCGAACCTGGCGTTGATGAACGAACTCAAGGCTCGCTTCAACCAGCCCAACCCGGCCCAGGACAGCTGGCGGAGCTTCATCGAACCGATCGTCGAAGACATTCTCGTTCTCGACGCAGGGGTCATCGAGAAGGAGCGCACGCTCAATCGAACACTCGTCGGTCTGTGGCCGGTCGACGGGGCGAAGATCAAGGTCAACGCCTACTGGGCGGGAGACCCTGACGAGCCGCGCTACTTCTTTTATCGCCAGCCGCTCGACACGCCGATCTCGTTCCGGAACGAGGATCTGATCTACATGATGGAGAGCCCCGCGACCTACCGGAAGGTCGGGCTGTCCAAGCTCGAGACGCTCCAGATGGCGATCGAGTCCGAGTTGTCCGGCCACATGTACAACCATCGCCAGGTCACGAACGCTGCGCCCGATGGCATGCTCGACCTGGGCCAGGGTGCACGACCAGACCAGGTGACTGCATTCAAGCGCTACTGGGACGCCGAGGTCGCGGGCAGAGGTGCGATGGCGTTCATCGGCGGGACAAAGGAAGCGAAGTTCATCCCGTTCCGTGGCGACAACCGCGAGATGCAGTTCATGGAATGGCAGATGTACCTGGTCCGGAAGATCTGTGCCGTGTTCGGCCTGTCGCCCCAGGACATCGCGATTACCGACAGCATCAACCGTGCGACCGCTGACATCCAGGCAGAGCAGACCGAAGACCGCGGTCTTCGGCCGTTGCTGGGGCTGATCCAGGAGTACCTGACCCGCGAGGTGGTCTGGGACCCGACGTATGGCGGCCCTGAGAACAACCTCGCCTTCCGCTTCACCCGGCTGAATCTCAAGGAGAGCCTGACGCGCGCACAGATCAACGAGCGCGCGCTGGGCCGGATCAGCTGGAAAACCCCCAACGAGGCCCGTCGACAGGACGGCCTTCCACCCCTGGACGGGGATCAGTACGACTCGCTCATTGCCCTCTCGTCTGTCGGGCCCGTCTCGCTGGCCGACGTACCGACCGCCCGAGAGGTCATGGACGCGAAGAAGCCTGCGCCCAAGGCCCCAGTCCCCGCCGCGTAACCACTAGATAGGAGACATTCATGGCTGCAAGCCTCAGCGTGAGGGTGTACACGGGTTCCGGCGCTGGCACCGAATCTGGTGCCGTATCGGGCGTTGACTTCATCAGCGCCGACAACGCCACCAACTCCCTCGGCAACCGAACCGCCAACCCGATCACAGTCGGCACCGCGTCCTACGAGAAGTGGGTCAAGCTCAAGGTCGACACAGCCCCCGCCAACGGCGTCACCAACTTCATGGTCTGGGGCGATGGCGCGGTGATGGCCTCGACGACCCTGAACTTCACCGCCGCCTACATCACCGGGGTGACCCCGACCAACGCCACCTCGACCATTGCGAACACGACCTTCACCAACTTCACCGCTGGCAACAAGGCGCCCTGGGACGCAACGTCGTACACCGCGACGAACGCCACGACCCAGTACCTCGTCATGCAGCTCGCAGTGGAGTCCGATGCAGGGCCTGGCAACTGGACGCAGGAGACGGTCAACTTTTCTTATGACGAGACCTAACTCGTCAATCCATGCCTTCCCCTGCCGAGGCCAACCCTGGCTCGCCATGCCTTGCCCGGCCCAGCCGTGGCCTGCCACGCCAAGGCGTACAGTCTAGGCAACTTGATTTCTCCGCGCGCTGCCCAGGCGCGCTGCCTGGCGTTGAGCCCCTGTCCCCCCGGCAGGGGCTCCGCCATCTCATCTCACTCATCTGAGGGATGTTGATGCGTACAGTCCTCGTTAGTGGCGGCAACGGCTTCATTGGGCGATACGTTGTTGAAGAGCTTCTCTGGCGCGGCTATGCCGTCTCGGTGTTGGACACTCGATGGCGGCCGGGCGTCGAGGGCGCGACGGTTGTCCTGGGCGACATTCGTGACGAGGTGGCAGTAACCGAGGCCGTCGCCCACGCCGATGGGATCATCCACCTGGCGGGAGTTCTCGGGACCCAGGAGACGATCAAGAACCCACGCCCGGCCGCCGCCACCAACATCCTGGGCGGGCTCAACGTCATGGAAGCGGCGCTTCAGTACGGCTTGCCGATGGTCAATATCGCGGTCGGCAACTACTGGATGAACAACACCTACTCGATCTCAAAGAACACGATCGAACGCTTCGCGGACATGCTCAATCGGTATCGCGACGGGCGGATCGCCGTCGTCAGGGCACTCAATGCCTATGGTCCCCGACAGACCCCGGCTGCACCCTACGGTCCCAGCAAGGTCCGCAAGATCATGCCGAGCTTCATCTGTCGGGCCCTCGCGGGAGAGCCAATCGAGGTCTACGGCGACGGCGAACAGATCATGGACATGATCTACGTCGCCGACGTGGCCAAGGTCCTTGTGACTGCGCTCGAGAGCACCGCAGACGGTGGTCCGCTCCGCGCGCTCGTTGAGGCCGGGCCGATTGACGGCACGACCTTCTCGGCCGGGACAGGTCGGAAAACGACGGTCAACCAGATCGCTCAGGTGGTGGTCGAGGAAATCCTGACCCAGACCGGGGCGGTCGTTCCGTTCAACCACCTACCGATGCGACCCGGCGAGGATGAGCGGTCAGTGGTCCTGGGCGACCCGTCGACACTGCGCTCGATCGGGGTCAAGCCCGAGGAATTCGTCCCCCTCGAAGAAGGCGTCCGGCGGACCGTTGCGCACTTCATCGAGGAGCAGGGGTGAGTCGCATCCTGGTGACCGGTGCTGCTGGGTTCATCGGAAGGCATGTTGCGAGGGCCCTCGATGTTCGGGGTGATGCCGTTTTCCGGGCCGACCGGAAGACTGGCCAGAATCTCGAGGTTCGATCCACCGTAGAGCGACTCGTCGGCAAGTTTCACCCAGATCTGATCATCCATCTCGCGGGTTCCTGCTCCACGCCAGGCAGTGTGGCCAGCCCGCTGGAGACCTTTGACGACACAGTGTTGACAGCTGTCAACATGCTCGAACAAGCCCGGCGCCGCGCCATCCCGATCCATATCACGAGTTCAGTGAAGGCTCGCGACGGCATGACGCCGTACGGCGCCGCGAAGCGCATGGTCGAAACCTGGGCGTTTGAGTACAGGAGCGCATATGGACTTCCTGTTGTGGTTAATCGTCCTGGGACTGTGTATGGTCCTGATCAGGAAGGATCAACAGAGTCAGGCTGGGTCGCCTGGTTCCTCGAAGCCAGTCGGCGTAAGATCAAAGTGGTGGTCAACGGGGACGGCTATCAGTGGCGCGACCTACTTCACGTGGCCGACTACGTTCGACTCGTTCTCACTCAGCTGGATGATTTCAAGCGGTACGACACAGGCCAGCCCTGGGACGTCGGAGGGGGACACCGGAACGCAGTAACCGTCAACGACATGGTCCAACACCTGGGCCTTGAGGCGTACTACGGTCCGGCGCGTTACGGCGACGCAGAGGTCTACATCGGCGAGAACGATGTTCCAGGCTGGAAGCCTGAGATCGACTGGTGGGCGTCGGAGACGCTCCGCCGTGGATGACCTTCTGCCGACCGCGATCCTGATCCCATCGCTCAATCGACCGCAGCATCTGGAGCGCGTGGTACGAGAGATCCACCTCGCCACGGGTGAGGATCACACGATTCTGTTCTGTGTCAGTGATGACGAATCAAAAGAGGTCCTCACCGGCCTGGGAGAATGGTTCCTCGACGACGCTGATACCGATGATCGGCGTTACGTCACCCGAATGAACAAGCTCATCCGCCACGCCGGTGAGGCCAAGACTATTTTCTTCGGTTCAGACGATGTTATCCATCACCCTGGCTGGCTGACATCGGCTCTCAAAGTCATGGCAGGTGGTCCAGAGGTTGTTGTTGTCAACGACCTTCGGAATCAGAACGGCACGCAGGCCCTGGTCCGAACGTCGTATCTCGATCGGGCGGTGTTCGATGCTCCAGGGAAAGCCTTTCATCCTGGGTACCATCACAACTTCGCTGACACCGAACAGTTCTACACAGCCGCTCGACGCGGTGTCTATGCCCGGGCGATGCAAAGTTACGTTGAGCACCTTCATCCGATCTTTACCGACTCCCGCCACGTTTCCTGGGACCAGACGTACGAAGATGCAGTCGAACACTTCACCGAAGACCAGGCCCGGTACGAGTCACGGACCAGGCTGATCGATCGAGCCTTGTCGTGATCGACTCGGCGCTGATCAGAAACAAGGCAGACATCGTCGTCTGTGGGCCAGAGGGCTCTGGAACGCGGGCACTGGCAGTCAATGTCCACCGACTGTGTGAGCCAGCCGGGCTGACCGTTCGTCATCTGTCGCTGCCCCTCGGGGAGTGGTGGTGGACCGCCGAGGACGTCAAGGGCGAAATTCCGATTGTCATCACTCGTCGCCCTGATTGCCAGAGTTTCTCAGCCTGGCGCCAGGGGTGTACCTACACCCAGGAACAGGCCATCAGTGAATGGCCCCAGGCGATTGCCACACTGGCCTCGATCCCCGGCGCCTACTGGGTGCTGTACGAAGCCCTGGTGGCCGATGCCCAGCTCCAGCTTACGAACATCGCCGCTCACATCGGGGTCCCCTTCGACAGGGCCCTGTTGAAGCGCGGTGATGACTGGTGGCCGTGGCTCGATGGCAACGCGAAGTACCTGCGATGAAGGTCTTTGTCACGAACTACCACATCAGCGTCAACAAGACGCTGGTGAACGATCTCGTTGCGATCGGTCTGGAGGTGGTTCTGCCCAGCCAGGAGCTGGCGGCAGGTCGGATCAACTTCTTCGCGTCAAACGGGGAGCACGCCAGGGTGGCCCGGATCGTGGGCTGGGCCGAGTACCTGGCGATGGAGCCGATGATCATGCTCGTGCCCTGCACGCAGCTGGTCACGGACTTCATGGCCATCTGGCGCCAGCGGGGTGAGAAGGACGTCCTCATGCTCCTGACCGCGAACAGCGATCACGAGCCAGCGTGGCGGACAGTTCCCGCCGACTACATCATCAGCCACGACCTGACCTACCACCGCAAGTCACCCGGCAAGTACCGGATCTTGTACTTCTCCCGACCGACCATTCTTCGCGAAAAGAAGACCTCCGGCGAGCTGCGCCAGAGCTTCGACGAGAAGAAGGTCAAGCTCTACATCAACAACCTGGAGAGTGAGCGGAACGATGGTCTGAAACCCGAGCACGAGGCGGCAGTCGAAATGCGGGAGCGATGGCAGGACCGCACCGGCTGGCGGATGCCGATGTACGGCTACGGCAATTCTGATGGCTGGCCCAGCATGATTGCCACCCAGAACCATCTGGTCGACTCGATGTTCACGTTTGTCAGCAAGCGCCGGGAAACCTGGGGGCAGCTGATCAACGAGAGCATGCAACTCGGAACCCCGTGTTTGTTCCTTCGGCCGCTGCTCAACAGTACCTTCACGGAGTACCTGATCAACGACGACACAGCCATCCTCGGGGACACGGTCGAGGAGCTGGTAGACAAGGCCCTCAGCTTGTCCTGGGAACAGTACGAAACGCTCGTCAACGAGGCGTACTTCCAGTCGCAGATGTTCTGCGCTGAGGACAATCGACGCGACAAACTGCGCTGGCTCTTCAACAAGGCGGCGCTTGCACTAGAGGAGAGATGAAATGGCAACGCTCACCTGCACGCCCACCGAGCCGATTGCGGTGATCTCTGCGTGCAAGGTCCTCGTCGAGGAAGCCGACCAGAACACCGACACTGGCTACGACACGGACAACTACCCGGCGAGCCCTGAGATCCGCTACTACCTGACCTTTGAGCTGGGTGGTGACGAGATCGGTCGGAGCTATGTCTTCGGGACCAACGACGAGGGCACGCACGAGTTCAATAACTACGTCTTCCCAGAAGACGGCAGCTGGACAGTCCGGCTTAACGACGCTGCCGATGACTCGAGTGTCGCGACCGAGTCAGTGACGGTCACGGCCCCCTGATGGATGACAAGCCCGGGCGAATCATCGCCAGCCTCAGTGGCCGAATCGTTCTTCGTGATCCAGTCAGCTGGGACGTCTCGCGAGCCAATCGGCCGATCGAACCCGCTGAGCCGACCGTGTCGGAAGTCGAGGCTGCGATCATCGATGTCTTGACTGAGCGTGGCTTTGCGGTCACGGTCGAGTTGACGAGGACAGACAAATGAGCATCGAAGCCATCATCATTGCAGTCGTCATCGCGATCGCCGTCGGGGCGCTGCTGGTCTACCTGCTCGGGCCGATCATCAAGTCGTTGCCCGCTCCGATCGCTCAGATCGTGGGCAACTTCTTCATCCAGTGGGGCTGGGCCATCGGCGTTCTCGCCGGGTTGGTCTGGTTTTTCACGGGCGGGCCAATCTTTGGCTTCGGCGGCAAACGCTAGCTAACCTCTCAAGGGTTCAACCTGGAGGACACATTGAAGAGCCAGGTCGATTTTGCTGACCTGAAACTCCTCGGCACCTTCCCGAGTGGCGACGATCGTGACTGCGTCGGGACGATCGCCACCCCGGTTCGTGATCATCTCAACACCGCCACGGCCACGGCCCTCGTGCACAACGACTGGACGTGGATACCGCCGGGCAGATACATCAGTCGCTCGATCATCCAGGGCAACATCCTGCCGCTCCAGCGCAACGCCGCCGTGCAGCGCATGGGCGGTGATTGGTTGATGTTCATCGACGACGACATGATCTGGCAGCCGGACATGATCGGACGGCTGGTGGCCTCACGCGAGGAGGTTGACGCCGACATCATGGGCGGCCTGTGCTTCCGACGATCGGCGCCCTACCAGCCCACGCTATTCATGCGCGAAGGTCCGACCTCTGGCGCCTACAACTATCTCGAGGACTGGGACACCGACGTTGTCGAGGTCGACGCCACCGGGATGGCCTTCGTGATCATCCACAAGCGCGTCTTCGAGATGATCGCTGGTGGTCCCATGCCACCATACGACGTGCGGACCCAGATGAATCCACCAGAGTTCTTCCGATGGACTGGCATGTTCGGAGAGGATCTCCAGTTTTGCCAGGACGCAAAGGCCGCGGGCGCACGAATCTTCGTCGATACCCGAGTTCAGATTGGTCATGTTTCAGAGGTCGAGATCAGGCACGAGCACTTCCTGCGTGAGGTTCTGCATCGTGACCCAGAGGTGAGTGCCGAGCGAAAACGGGTCAATGACGAGATGGGATTGCCGACTTTGAGTCGACAAAGAATTGAGGAGCTACTCGGATGAATAGCCCCTCCCTTGCCATGCCCAGGCTCGGCTTGCCATGCCCGACCGCGCCTCGCCGTGCCAGGCCTCGCCTTGCCGCGATGGGAACCGTGTAGTGGCCGCTCCGTACGATCTGATGCTCGTTGATGACACCCAGGCTGTCGTTTTCATCGATGTTGAACTACACCAATGGCACTCGGTCTACGCCAGTTGGATGCGACGCCCAGGCTGGTGGCTGCTGCGCCGCAAGGAAGACTCCAGCATCGCCCTGACCGTTCGGGTCAACGAGGGCGATCAGCCCTACTACACCGCCCGCCATATCGGCATCGCGGGCTCCGGGGGCAGCAATGAAATCATCGCCTACGGCATCGGCAAGAAGTGTCACGACGGATCGATGGTTCGGCTGTGGGTCATGCCCGACGGCGCGGTTGTCGGCGGAGACGACGTCGACCAGCTCGGGGTCTTGATGGTCCGAGCCAAGGGGCCAAGACAGTAGAGGAGAGGGGATCGATATGCCCAAGGCGCAGCCCGTGATGACGGTCACCCCGTCGTCGGTCTCGATCGGTCAGGACTACACGATCTCTGGCGGCACTGAGTTCCGAGCGGCCGTCCACAAGGACGGCCTGCTCCACTTCGGACTTGCCAATCCAGGCTGCTGCGTCTACGCCGCTGTCCGGCCTGCCGCAGACGGTTCGTTCGAGTGGCGGGCGGGCCAGAGCCCGATCGGCCTGCCCGGTTTCCCAGGGACCTATCGGTTCAACATCATCGGGTTCCGCAAGAACGGCGGTCTGTACACATTCGCGTCGGTCGCGGTCCCGGTCGCATGATCCGCCGTCAGCTTCCGCTCATCCTCGCCGCCCTGCTTCTGTCTGCCAGCACAGTTGCAGCAGCCCCGGCAGTACCAACGCTGGCTCTGGTCTCGCACCTCGCAAGTGACCCAGCCGCGCCGTTCGACAACCGTGGCTCGTTCACGTTCTCGTCCACCTCGTATGGCGGTCGCCAGCTCTATCTCATCTTCAACTGTCGGGCGGAGTGGCTCGGTGGCGGGATCAGCGAGAGCAGCACCCCGCCGCTCGCTCATCGTGGCGACACCGAGACGGTCTACTACCGCAACGGCCTGCACCATTCGGGCCTGCCGTACTGCGATTCTTGGGAGGCGTGGATCGCTAAGGCCGATGATCCTCGAACCCCGGTCAGCAACGTCCTCGGGGGCGACCTGTGATCCGCCGTCAGCTTCCGCTGATCCTCGCTGTCATCTGGATCGCGGCGCTGTTCGGCGTGCACTCAGTGATCGCTGCGCCGCCGCGGGCGTTGGCGTTCGCGGTCGATCACCTACAGATTCAAGACATCGTTGAGCAGCAGTCGCCGGACTACTTTCTCAATGACCAGAATCCCTTCTATTGCACCCACGACCTCGACGGGACACCTCACCCTGACACCTGCGTTCACAACCCGACAGATTGCGGCTGGGGTCCCGATGACTCGGAGTCGCGAACTGGAACCGGCCTGGTTACGGCTGGTTCCACGATCAGCACGACGATGTGCATCGTCTGGGACGGGAGCGTCAGCAGCGGCGTCAACAAGCACATCTTCAAGGCGTTCGTGAACGCCCCGTCGCTCGGCCTGACGGTCACGCTGTCTGATTCGCATGGCAACTCGTGGCAAGCCAACCCCGTCGCCATGGGCAACGGGTACCGCTGGACGATCTGCCACAACGACCAGACGCCGGGACCGTATCCCACGATCCCCGATTCAAATGGCGGCTACGGCGTCATCGTGACGTACACGTTCACGGTTGCCGGTCTCAGCAAGAACGTGCGGAACGTGAATGCAGTCGCGCAAACCGGTACTGGCATCTGGTCGATCGACTGTACCGGCGCAATGGTCTAATGGAGACGTACTGCTCCGAGGAGTGCCGCCTCATCCACGAGTCGGCCAAAAAACGAATAGGGGCCTTGGAGCAGATTGTTTCGGACCACAGCCAGCGATTCGACACGCTTCAAACTCCGTGGTGGAAGCGCATCTGGTTCTGGATCGACGGCTGGCCTTGGTACAACCTGAACGGCACTCAGAAGCGCCGACCGTGGCGTGGGCTCAGGGCTCGGCTTCATAGGTTGGTGGCCTGATGGCGACGCAGTTGTTCCTGATTTCTACTATAGGGGGTGACCCGGGGAGCGACTACTCAACTGGCAACAATGACGCGAGACTTAATGGCACCACATCCGGCTGGGTCAACAAGCGTCTGGGCACGGGACGGATCGGGTCACAGACCTCCCACGGAACACTGACAGTCGCTGGCCCGACGAACGGCGTTGAGGTCGCTGTTGGGACAGCCACCGTTGCGTTCATCAGCGCGCCCCTCGATGCTGACGTGACCATCTCGGGTTCGATCACCTGGAACCTGTGGGCGTCGGAATCCAACATGGCCGCCAATGCCTCGATCAATGGCATCCTCGAAGTCATCGACGGTGCGACGGGCGCTATCACGCTCATTGATAAGACAGCTCGAACGATCGAACTCGGAACGTCGGCTGCTGCCGCGAACTTCGCCGAGACGCCAGCCGCCGGAATCGCGTGCAAGCGCGGCGATCGACTCCGCGCTCGTGTCTTTGGTGACGACACGACGGGTGGCGGCAGCGGCGATATGGTCAGCGGCCACTCCTTCGACTTCTTTTACAGTGCCTTGTCGGAAGGCGTTCTCGGCGACTCCTACCTGACGCTCACCGAGGACCTGACCTTCGTCAGCGAGCCTGCCGGGTCGCAGATATTCCTGACTGATACGGCAGGACTTGGTGAGACAGTCAGCGACACGGGGTTCACAGCGGGTGGAACTTACGAGAACGTTGACCGATCAGGAGCCGCAGCATGGTCAAACCCGAGCAACGCTGCGGTAAGCGACGACGTGTTCGCTTCTGCCCTGAATGCTGGGAGCGGGACGGACTACCTCGTGTGTCGCAATCTCGGCCTGTCCATTCCAGCAGGCAGTGCGATACGCGGAGTGGAGGTTGAAGTCGAGTGGAACGCCGATACCGGCGGTCAGAAAATGACAGCACAATTGCAGGATGACGCCGGGGCGTTGATCGGGTCATCGAAGGACACCGAGAGCGCAGGTGGCGCTGAGATTGTTCATACCTTGGGTGGGCAAGACGACAACTGGGGCGCAATGCTGACTGAGGCGATTGCGGAAGACCCGGATTTTGGTGTGCGCATCTGGTCCAGTTTTGCCCTTGCGAACTTCACTGTTGATCGTATCCGTGTCAAGGTCTACTACGCCCCCGCCAACAAGAACCGTGAGGCATGGACCAGCCGTGGCGCTGGTGTACAAACTGATGTAACGAATACGGTTGCGGGTTGGACTGCCCCGATCCAAATAACCGACACCGCTGGCGGCACCGTCGTCGACTGGTTCACGAAACCGCTTACGGCGTTCACGCTGGGCGGAGCCGTCCGCTGCAACGTTCGGGCGAAAGAAAACTCTACTTCGCAGAACGCGGGGCTTCGTCTTGAGATCAGCGTTGTAAACGGAGATGGCACGAACCCCATCACATGGGCGGCGGCATCGACTGTTGAGGCCGCGGGTGCTGGCGAGGCAGCAGTGTCGTTTTTGGTCGCGGGCGATGACGTGGCGGTGTCTGATGGGCAGCGTCTGCGGATTAGGGCTTACGTAGATGACAGTCCCGACGCTCCTATTCTGGGTGGCGGCAACATGACTCTCTACTACGCCGGAACCTCCGGTGGTGCCTCGGGCGACACGTTCCTGACGTTTAGCCAAACGCTCACTGAGGCCGCAGCAGCTGCCGGGCGCGTCCCGAAGTCCACGCCCTACCCCCAGCTTCTAGCACACTGAGGAGGCCCCATGGGTCACATCTACTCGGTCACGATGCAGAACCAGACGATCGTGGCCGACGCCACGCTGGTGATCATCCGTGCCGCCGCAGCCATCGGCACTCGGGCCTCGCACCTTGAGCTGTTGCGGGCGTGGGCAGGTCAGCACGGCACGGCCACCAGTCAGAACCTCGGGATTATGATCGCCCAGAAGGCGTCGGCCTTCGGCACCTACACCTCGACGACGCCCGTGCCCCACACCCTCGGCGGCGCCGCGTCGGCAATCACCGGCTCCACGTCCGCTGCGGCATCCTCGGCGGGCACCGATGCCACGGCCGAGGGCGCCGGAACGGTGACGCCGCTGATTTACGACGGCTTCAACAACCTCAATGGCTGGCTGTGGGTGCCGACCCCCGACGAGCGTGTTCAGGTACAGGACGGGATCGCCGTGATCCTGAAGATCGTCGGCACACCGACCACGCTGACGAGCTGGGACGCAGGGATCACTTTCCAAGAAGTCGACTGACCTGACCGCTCGACCAATCCAATGGTCGACATGAAGGGGATACCACCCCGATGAACACCCATCAGCGCAAGCTGAAGACGATTGAGCCGGGGCCTTCGGGCCCCGGTTTTGTCGTGCTCGGTGATCGCTGATGAGCCTGTTCTATCGTCCGCCCCAGCCCCAGCAGCGCAGCCCTAGAGTCATCGTCTCTGGCCCGACGACGGTCGGAGGTTCGTTCACCGCCAACGCCGTCATCAAGTCGACGATCTCAGGCTCGTTCACGGCGAACGCTGTCACCAGACGGGCACAGGCCGGGTCATTCACCGCAAACGCAGTCATCAGGCGCGGCCAGACAGGCTCGATTAGCGCCGACGCGGCCATCTTCAAGATCGTCTCCGGCAGCCTCACCGCGAATGCGGTCCTGTTCAGGGCGATCTCTGGGTCCTTCACCGCTGACGCCCTGAAGTCCACTCTCGTCTCCGGCTCCTTCACGGCAAGCGCCACGATCCTGCGAGCCCAGACCGGCGGTCTCACAGCTGACGCTGTCATCCTGCGGGCGATTACCGGTAGCGTCACGGCCGATGCCCTTCTCGCCTCGGGGGGCACCGTTGTTGAGGGCTCGTTCACGGCTGACGCCGTCGTTCTCCGGACCTTCTGGTTCGGCAACGTCGAGGCGGGCTTCTGATGGCGCAGTTTGCACGTCCGAACAGCGATGTCGTCTACGCGATGCTCGGGGCCACGCCGGTCGATACGGCGGGCAACCGCCATCAGAACATCGACGAGTCGACCCCGTCAGACACCGACTACATCTACTCGCAGAACAACCCGACCGGCAGCAACCTGTCGGAGTTCGGTCTGTCGTCCGTCACTGACCCGGAAGTCTCGACCGGCCACGTCCTGCGCATCCGCTGCTTCCAGATCGACGAGGACTCCGGGTCTCACCCGATGGGCTCGGACGCCACCGGAACGGCAACCACGCTCGCGTGGGAGTTGCTTCAGGGCGTGACGGTTATCGCCTCTGGCTCGATCAACCCCGGCGTCGAGGCGACCACTGAGGTCACGCTCACCGGCACCGAGGCCGACTCGATCACCGACTACGCCGACCTCCGGATTGAGCTGAACCCCGGTGGTGGCGGGGGCGCGCCAGACAACCGACGTGGCGTAGCGATTAGCTGGGTCGAGCTTGAGATTCCGGACGCGGCCATCCCGGGCTCGTTCACCGCCGACGCGATCATCGCCATCGAGGCCACAGGCTCGCTGACCGCAGATGCGGTCGCCAAGCAGGAGCAAGCTGGCTCGTTCGCCGTTGACGCCGTTGTGGATGACGGGGGGCGCGTGCCGGACGGCCCGGGCCCCACCCTCGACGCAACGATCAGGCGGATCGAAGCCGGGTCGCTGACGGTCGACGCCGCGATTTTCCGAACGCAGTCTGGCTCGTTCACGGCTGACGCCGTCATCGACCCTGGGATGGTCACGGTCGAGGGCTCGTTCTCGGCAGATGCCACCAGTCGGCGCGAGCAGACCGGCGACTTCACCGTCGATGCAGGCATCCTGCGAACGCAGGCAGGCTCCGCCACGGCCGACGCCGTCATCCGGACGACGATCGCCGGGGCCTTCACAGCCGACGCGACGATCGAAGCAGCGATCTCGGGGTCGTTCACGGCCGACGCGGTCGTCGTCCGTGAGGCAACCGGATCGTTCACAGCCGACGCGATTGTCGTACGCACCCAGGCTGGCTCGGTCACCGGTGATGCGGTCGTCTCCAGGGCAACCATTGGGTCGTTTACGGCGGACGCCTTCGTCTCTGGTCAGGCGACTGCCGATGCAGTCGTTCTCCGAACGCAGACCGGTAGCTTCAGCGCGGATGCCTTCATCCACGCTTCGTTCACCGCGGACGCGATCGTTCTGCGGGCACAGGCCGGGTCGTTCACCGCCGACGCCTTCGTCCAGGGCGTATCGACCTTCGCCTTCTCAGGCGACGCGGTCATCGTGCGCACCCAGACGGGTTCGATCACCGCTGATGCGACCGTTCGTCGCGAGCAGACGGGCTCGCTCACCGCCGACGCCGTCGCTCGTCGCGAGATCGTCGGGTCGGTTACGGCGGACGCCTACACCC